CTTCAGCCATTCTTATAATACTATCAAACTGACCCATTTCTGCACGATTAAATGTTGCTGAACCAGATGTATCTTTGTAAGTTGCGTCTGTTACAAATACAGAACCTAATTTTGGTATTCTTGTAAGTGAACCAAAACTAGCAGATAGACTGCTCATTTTAGAACCTGAATATGATGTATGAAATACAATACCTAATCTAGCTCTTGCAATTCTTTTACCTATTGCACTATCTTTATCAACTGCATATGTGATTGTATTTGGTGTAAATGTTAAGTATTCTCTTTCATCTATACTTTGAGATTTTACATCACCTTTTGTGAATAGTAAATCACCTTGTAGAATACCTTTAATACCTATTTTTGAAAGTTCTCTTAAACATACAGTAAGTTTATTAGCTAACTCACCACTGTGGTTTTTTCTAATATCACCTGTAGAATAATTTATCTTTGGAGTTTTATTGAAGATTGATTTAGTACCAACAAAAAATTTACCGTTCTCTGGATTAATACCACAGAATACAGCAGGAGCTCCGTCCCACTTAACAGTTACATTAAGTCTACCACCTACATTACCTGTAAGCATTTTCTTTATTGATTTTAGAAACATTACGGCGTCTTTACCGCCTTTTGAACCTCTATCTATGATAGAATCTTCTAAGTGTTCTAAATGGGTATTCTGCCCCTTTGTGATAAATCCTTTAAAACTAAACATTTGCCTCTCATTGGTTCCATTAATATAGTCAAGTTATCCATTTAATATTTTCAGTTAATACTATTTATAAGACTAAAGATACTTAAAATCACCCATTAATCTAGTTGGATAACCATCTCCACCTTGTGTATCTCTTATATTTAATTTAAGAAGATATTTTCCAGTGATTATTTCCATGTCAATTCTTTTACCGTTACCACCCATACCACCATAATATACATTTAGTGACGTAGGTTTAGCAGCTTGACGCATATACGACTCGTCAATTTTAGTTGATTTGACAGTGCCACCTAATCTGTGTATTACATGATAACCATGCCCTATACCAGATTGTAATAATTTTTCTAATTGGTTTTTTTGTAAACTACTCATACTAGGCCATACATTTTTACTATAACCTTTTTTCATTTTACCATTAAATATTTCGCAAAAATCATCTTTATCAACACCAAACATTTTTAGTAATCTATTACCATTTGGATTTTTGATTACACCAGATTTAATTTCTTGTGTAGTTAATATTGTTTTTACACCAACATTAAAGAAAGTTGTAGTACCTGACATTTTTAAACTTAGATATAGCACAGGTTTACCACCTTTTTTATCTCTTAATGTAATATCAGTAACAATAGGACCTACATTATTGCCTTGTTGTCCACTTGCTTTCATTACAATATCTGGTCCAAATATTAGTGGTCTTCTAACATTTAATTCACCAACTGCCTCAACTTCTAAATCTTTATATCTGCTTAGTTTATACATCTTATATAAACCCTCAATTGATGGCTGTAAACTTTTATCTTTTAAATCTTCACCAGCATGATAATCTCTTAATGCGTCAACATACTGTCTTTCAAACAAGTTACCTTTATTGTTTGCACCTCTACCACCTTTTGACCCATTACCAAACTTTATTTTGATAGAAGATAACTTTGAAGCTGTTTTTATTGCGGTAATCTCTGTTAATGGTTGCAAATCTCTAGTCACATTGACCACACTTATTTTGTTAGGGTCAATATTAATAGGATCACTAACCATCTTATACTTCCTAGTTAAGAAAGTGTATAGTTGTAATATCTCTTGTATCTTTGTTTTATCAGTTTTAAGAGCTCTTATCTCTTTTGCTGATTTTGGAAATACTGTATATGCCATAATTGTTTTACCTATATCATATTTAGGTGTATTTGGCAACTAAATTGTAGTAAAAAGAAACTTAGGTATGCCACCATTGCCTTTCCAAACTTGATTTTTGTTTTGGAAAGTTACTAATTTTTCAGCGTCTTCTCTAAAAAAGTATTCACTTATTACATTTTTAGTTGGATATTCTACTACTTGCCAGTATATTTTATGGCCTTTCTTTTTCATTCTCTTTCTGTATGTTAAAGATACATTTTCAGAATCAGGCCTTGGTCGTCTGTCACCTCTATGAAATTTTACTTTTTGTTTTTTTGGCATATTAATAAATCCAAGATACATAAGAATATCTTGTCCCTTCTATTACTGGTTCTACTCTATGTGGATATAAGAAAGTTGATGGAAACATAAGCACATCACCTTTATTTAATTTATAAGTTTTATCTTCAAACATTACAAGTTCGCCACCCTTATAGTCGTCATTTAGAGTTCCTATTATACTAAGTGTAGGTATCCCTTTTCTTTCACCATCAAATATAGAGTTAATCTGGTCAAAGTGTTCAGCCATTTTTCTGTTTTCTGAATACTTGTTATATCTTAAATTAGTATAACCTGTCCAACCATGAAACCATTTCATTTTTAGTGATGAAATATAATCATTTATTGCATGCCAAAGTTTATCCATAATAACTTTATTATTAGATATGTCATCAAAACTATAATCATTTTCTAAACCATTATCTGGTAATTCTGTTTTATCTGTAGAGGGATTGTAAAACACATTTGTTTTCCATTCTACACTTTTTAACTGGTCTATAGTTGTATCACATATCTCAGTAGATAAAAAATCTTTATAAACCGAAACGTATTTTTCTAAATTTTTTTCCATTATATTTTAAAATCCGAAAATTTATCATAAGAAGATTTTATTGGATCAACTTTTGGTTGACCACTATCTACTATGTTTTGACTTGAAACTTGAACATCATACAACTTCATCTTAGCTCTATCAACACCTATAATAAATGCTCTGTTTAAACTAGGATCATTATATCTATTCTTTAACTGTTTAACTTTCATTTGACCTAAGGCTTCTAGTTCTTCACTACTGATTAAGGCAAACATGAAGTCTGCTGTTGCTGGTAAACCAAATGATTCTGAGGTATCTTCTAAACCAATATCTGTACTTACAAAACCAGTTCTAGTTGTTTGTGTTGCACTGAACACAGGAACATTAAACTCCACTGCAAGACCTCTAAGTTCTTCGGCGATTGCTTTAATTAAAAAGTAAGATGATATATTACCACCTTTGAAACGACTACTTGTACATATATTTAAATAGTCAATAAAAACTATATCTGGTCTAAATGATTTCTTTAACGCAAGTTCATTAAACAATGCTCTAAAGTGACCAGAATGAGCTGACGCTGTTGGATATTCTTTGATAATTAATTTACCTTTAGTTTTACCTCTAATCTTTTCTATCTTATTATCGTATAAATCTTTAGGCATTACATGTAAATCGTCCATAGAAACATCTAATAAGTTTGCGTCAATTCTTTCAGCAATCTTTTCTTCGGACATTTCTAAAGTGATATATAAAACATTCTGACCTTGAGCTAAAAAACTACTAGCACAGTGACACATAAACAAAGATTTACCAACACCTGTACCTGCAAGAGCAATGTTTAGTGTTTTAGGTGGTACACCACCTTTTGTAATCTTATTCATATAAGCTAAATCAAATTGATACTTCTTCTCTTTAGTATGGTAAAAGTCATATCTGCTTTCTGAATCTTCTATATAATCATGCCCTATGTGATTATCAAAACTAACTGCTAATGCGTCTGCAAGAATACTTGGTATCGCTTCAGGTGTTCTCTTGTCATCTTTCTTATCTAATATTTTAATACCATCTAATACAGCATTATGTACAGCTCTGTCTTTACAAAACTTTTCTGTATTATCAAACAACCATTGTAAATCTGGTTTTTCACTGTCCTGTGTAATAGTTTCTATAAGTTCTTTTATTTTAACTATTTCGTCACTGTTAATGTCTTTTCTTTGATTAAGTTCTATTAATATAGTTTCTTTTGTTGGTGGATTTTTATATTTGTTTACAAACTTATATATTTCTTCAAATACAATTTTCTCGTTTCTATTTGAGAAGTAATCTGGTTTTAAAAAAGGTAAAGTTTTTCTTACAAAATCCTCTGTATAGAATAAATTTCTTAATATTGTAAGTTCAATTCGTTCATTTGTCATTCAAAAATTCCACCTTTCCCTCTTTCAATTGTTTATCCAACAACTCTAATAGTATATCTCCAATATAATCTATAAAGTCTTGGCTAGTTGTATCCTTTTCCTCTGGATTCTTTAGTATATCATAATCAAACTTCATTGGCAACTGTCCTTGTTCATTTTCTTCAGGTGCAAATCCAACTTTACCATACTTGTAAACAACATTTAAATATTTGTCGTCAACAAGTTTTATGGCTGTAAAGTCAGCACCATCCGATTGAACAAAAAGGTATCGCTTTTTATTCTTGTTCGTCTGATCCGTATGTGAATTTTCGTCTGGTATACTCATCAATTATTTTTAAGTTTTCTTTGTTAAAATATTTTTCAGGATTCTCATTGATGGTTTTACCAAATACTTTAGAACCATCTGGCATTTCATATCTTGTAGATACTTTCTTAAATACACCAGCTGCTTCTCCAAGTTCTAACAGACCATAGTATTGGTCTAAACCTGTTTTGTATGTGAGTCTTACATCAATCATAGCATTTTCTTTTGTTAACCTTGATTTATAATTTTTACAATGAATAATGTTACCAATAACTTCGGTACCATCTTTTTCTTTTCTTTTACTTAAATAAACTATTGATGAAGCGGCGTACTTCAAACCTGAACCACCACCCATTTCTTTTTGAGGGAACATAGAACCAATAACATCATATGTGTGATTGGTCATTATCATAGGAACACCTGCCTTACCAAGTTTTAAAGTCAATACTCTAAATGTAGATTTAACTATTTGTGATCTAGTCATATCTCTTGTTTCTTTACCTGCGGCTGTGTCTTCCATTTCTTTTGTAGTAGATAACATTCCCAAACTATCTAATACGAACAACAAAGGTTTTCTTTTATCTTCTGGTTGTTCAATATACTTGTCTAAAATTTTTAAAGATTGAGTTCTAAATTCTTGCACTGTTGAAACTGGTACTACGACCATTCTAGTAGAGTCTACACCTCTAGTTTCAATCATACTTTTGGAGATTGCACTTTCTGATTCAAAATAAATTACACCTGCGTCTTTGTCTTTATCTAAAAATGCTTTTACAATACCTAATGCAAAGAAAGTTTTACCTGTTGCAGCTTCACCTGCAATAGCAGTAATCTTGTTTGCTGGCATTCCACCATAAATTGATCCTGATAATAGAGCATTAAAGGCATAAGATCCTGTGTCTATAAAATTTGTTACATCTGCTGTATCAACACCCTCACTAACTATTGTGGCGTATTCGTTACCTGTTTCTTTAATTATATCTTTTAAAAAGTTGCTCATATCAATATCTCCTTATTGTTTATAATATATCATACTTTATTGCCAGAGTCAAGCCTTTTTGCTTGTAAGACCACTGGTCTACCCTTTGGTTTTGTTAATTGAGGTACATCTGGAGGGTAAGTTTCATTCCATAGTCTATACTTCTCATCTTTAGGCACCCAATTCTTTGGTGGGTCTTCATATTCAATCGGGTCAATCTTCAACCACAGATTTTCTTTAAATTCTTCAACACTTACAGGACCAAACTGCGACATTAATCTATTGTCAAATTTTTGTGCCAGCTCGTCTAACTTTTCTCTATTGTATTCTATCTTGCGTTGATAGTCCCAATATTCTTTTAAATCTATATATAATGTTTCTGAAATTGCCATCACCACTATTTATCTTATTATATCTATGTTGCTATCTTTTGTCCAGATTTCAATATCATTTCTCAATCTGCCATCTTCTTTGATATTATTAAATCTTTTAGTAGCTAATTTTCTCCACCAATCAATTAATTCAACATCATTATATCTATCAAAGTTAGGTGCTTTAACAATCTTATCTGTTTTACCATTTACTATATCAATATAGTTTTCTATACCATAATTAGATACATAATATCTTTTACGTTCAGTTAATTTTTTAGCATTGTCAATTGTATCTTTAAATTTTTTTAAATCATCACCATCTAAAGTCTTTTTAATTAAACCTTGTATAGCTGTAGTAATTTTTAATTTTCTACTAGAGGCATCCTCTTTAATGAATACTCCGATTTTGTCTTCAACATAATTAAGTAAATCTTTAAATGGTTTACCATGTATCATAGGAATAAAATCACTATCAGTTAATCCTCTATTTTTTAACATAGGTTTCATACCATCATATTGACTAGCAGATTTACTATTACCAAATAAACTTGTGGTTTCGAACATACATAAATTCATATCATATTTTTTATTTAATTTTTCTCTAACTGAGTGTGAACAACACAAGGCAGCCAATAATTTACCACCAAGATAATTAAAACCAAAAGGTTGTGATGGTACGATTACAAATCCCATAATGGCAGTTTTATTAAATATTTTTAAATCAGGTACATTACCTAGTAAGATATTTCTAGGCCTCATATTAATAACAGGAGAACCAAATCTCATAAAACCAACATATGTATTTGTATTTTTTTCTTTTACTGCTAACTTTAAACTTTTACCAGGAATACTTACCATATTACTGTGACTTGAAATTAAATTAATACAAGTATCCCATGTGTGGTTATCTAGTTCAACTACTTCTAAATCCATATCTTCAGGTGACATGGTAAAATCACTAAACAATTCGTTTTCTAATCCCATACCAGGAAGAGCAGTTGGTATAGATTCAATCTGAGCCATCTTTTGATCTCTCATATATTGGTCAATTCTAGTAAATTGGTCAAAATAGTTTGAGA